CGACGATGACGATGACGACGAGAGCGACGACGATGAACCTCCGAAAATAAAGTTGACTGAAGAGACGGTCGATCTGGGGGATCTTGTAACGTCTCTGGACGTCTCCGCCAAGCCAGATGAAAAGGTGGAGATTGCGGTCCCCACCGACGCAGACACGCTCGTTCTAAAGCTATAAACGAATGCGTAGTCGCTTAACAAACAGACAGATGGTCGATACAAACCTTCTGGGCGTTATGGCGATCGTTGCCGTGGCAGCAGTATGCATTTATGCGGTTGAGCGGTACACCCGTAGCAAGCCGATCGAGTGGCCGGACGCGGCCAAGATTGGGGTCGTGTCAGGTGCGGGGGCGGGCGGGCTTGTCTTTGCACTGGGCGGGAGTTCGGAGGTTCTGGAGATGGCATCGTCAGCCACGGCGTCAGCTGCCGCGGCCGCCGGCGATATGTTTGTCGGAAAGCCGTCGTTCTAAGCAGATGGCTAACACTCCTTCCACCACCTTCGTGCTGCCTTGGACGTCTTGCGAGTTTTTCGAACAATATCGGAATCTGTAGAATGAAACGTTTTTCCACACAACAGCAGTGAATTCACTCGGGCATACCCCCACTGCTGCTGCGTAGCCCCTGGCCGATGCCCTGTCCGCCAGGCCGCCATTCCTCGGTTGTACGATTCTTTGAGAGCCTTGACGGGAACTCCAGACACACGAGCCTTCTCCTCCAGCGATTTCGCATCTGGATACATCTTTTTCCACTCTGTGGTATATCCCGACTTTCGTGTGCGAATGTTGCGATCGGTCTTGAACCCCACGTAGGCTTTCGGGCTCTTCCACGACATGGAACCGTACTTTTTTATTTCTAGCCGTCGTTGGGCTTTACGAGTCTTGGAAAGACCACTAAAGTATTTCCGAGGTTCGTACATATATTGTCTTGTGATTTTTTATGGCTCGATGAGCAGGCACGTTTCGCCCATAGGCAGCTTCTCTGCAAACAGGTACTCGTCCGCTATGTGATTCTGTTCGATCTGCTTGCGAGGCACCGCATCTCGTGCAAACCGAGCAATCGCTTTATACAGCTGGAACCCCCGGAACCTCTCGTGAATTCCGTCAGGGCGAAACAGCACGGAGGAACCGTCGGGTAGCGTCAACCACCGCTTGAACAAACGGTAGAGGGGCAGGGAATCCGTGCTGCTCAGTTCTTTTCCGCCCGGAAAGCAGTTCAGAAATATGGAGGATGCAAGACGTACCAGGTCGAACGAGGAATTGGGTTTGACTTCAGGGTACTTTGGATTGTAAAAAGGCTGAGTATTGTACTGTCCGCCCGCTTCCTCCTCCTGCTCGAACTGGTCGGACATGAAGAATTTCGAATCCCGCATCTTTGGCAGTTTTACAGAGAAGGTGGCCCTGTCAAAATCTATAATTTTAATGAGACAGCCGAAGGTGGGGACGCGATATGTTCTTCCACCTAGATTATAGTATAGAAACTCACTGTCGGTCCGGACGTACATGACGTTCATCACGTGGAGATCATTGTGCACGAAGCCAAACGTCCGCTGGGCATAGGCCAGTGCAAATACGACCTGAATGATCCACGCATACCGCTTCGACCAGTCGGGGTTCTCTTTGAAAAGTTTGTACATGGTTCCTTCGCATTTCTCCATCGCCGTAATTTGAATGGGAGCATCGTCAAACACGGCGTGGGCAAAGGCTTCGTCCTCTTCGAGCTCGTCGAAACCGTTCTCCTCCTCCATCGAATCGTCGGTCGAGCAGGATCGGACTTCAAAGACATAATCGGTCGAATTTCCCGACTCGTACGACGATTGATCGTCCTCCTCTTCTTCGCTATCATCGTCTTCGTCTTCTTCCGCCGCTGCAGGTGTTGCTGCTGCAGGTGCTACCGGCTCAATATCCTGGACGCCAAGGTCGACGGGGCCGTCCATATCTTCGAGCTCCACGAGAGTCGATGACGGTTTTTTCAACCGGAGCTCAAAAAAGTGCCCGATGTTTTGCGAGAACCACGCCCGGTCACAAAGGTCTTCGTAATCGTCGGAAATGTTCAAAACATGCGTTGCAGAAATTCCGGAAAAGACCCCAAACACCTTCGGGAAATGCAGGCACCCGGTCTCGGACAGGGCGATCGAGGCAAGCGACCCCACGTATGCTGCATTGTAGGCGGACTGTAGCCGTTTGGTGGCCTCGTCCTCTTTGTGTGGAAGCCCGGTTCCGGCATAGTCACCACGCATAACACTGTAGGCCGAGTAAAGCATGGTTTTCTTGAGGTGAACCTTCTGCTCCTTCCCTGCGACAAAGACAGTATCCGCATCCACGATCGTCTGGACGGCGTAGCGGGTCCGGATGCCGTAGGAGTAGGGGTTTCGAATTTCGTCGAGCTTGAACAGTTTTTGGATGGAGGGAAAGTAGGGCTGGATACGGCGGAGCCCCCACATCTTCTGAGCCTGCTCCTGCAGTCCATGGAGATTCGAGTACCTCTGAATCTCTATAGGGACAATCGATGTTCGCAGATCAGGAAGCGGCTTTGGCATTATTAAGCATTCATGAAAGAACCATTCTGTTTTTTACGCTGTTTCTCGCTATACCGGACCGACAAGTCCAAAATCGAGCCTTCTTCGGGCACCCAGTAGTCAAACAAGTCGCCCAGCAGAGTATTGAATACGTGCTTCAATTTCGAAGATAGATCGTTCAGGAAAATGAAAATTGCAAACATGAAGAACATCCCGCTCGTGTAGGAGTCGATAAAATCCTCCAGACCCTTGCGAATCGGAATGATCGGGGCTGCAGTGTCAAGGTAGTACGTCAACCAAAATGCAGTTATGGCGATGATCATGAGCTCAACGGCAATGTCGTAGATATGAAACCACAACCCCTTGCTCTCCCATTCCTTCTTTGACGTTTCGTTAGAGGGGTCGTACGGGTCAAATGCGTACCACAGTACATACGATAAAACAGCACCCGCCACAGTGTAGATTAGAGCAAATATTGCAATGTTGGCCGTCACACGGATCGAGTCGCTTCGAGTGAGTTTTATAGAATGAATGTTGTATGCATATTCGTCTCTCTTCGCCATTATTGTTTAGAACGCCTAAAAAATAGGAGAGCTACAGAGTATGAACTTTAGCATACGCAAATTTAACATGGAGGTCATCAAGGAGAGGTGTGCCATGGACTCCCGAAAATCGCCAATGATTGTGATTATTGGTAAGAAAGATACTGGGAAATCTTTCTTGGTTCGCGACATTCTCCATCATACGCAAGACTGCTTCCCGATCGGCACCGTCATTTCGGGCACGGAGGTGGCCAACGAGTTTTTCCAGCACATGGTTCCTTCGAAATTGATACACGACAAGTACAAGCCCGAAATTATCACGAACGTGATTCGCCGCCAGTTGGGGCTGAAGCAGCAGCGGAACCATACTCGATCGTCTGGCGTGGATCCTCGTACTTTTTTGATTCTGGACGACTGTCTGTACGATGCGTCATGGATCCGCGAAGAGTCTACGCGGTACGTGTTCATGAACGGCCGTCATATCGATCTGACGACCATGATCACTATGCAGTACCCGCTCGGCATCACGCCCAATCTGCGTACCAACGTCGATTTCGTCTTTATTCTCCGCGAAAACATTCTGGGAAACCGCAAACGCATCTACGAAAATTACGCAGGCATGTTTCCGACGTTTGAAATGTTTTGTCAATTCATGGACCAGTGTACGGAAAATTACGAATGTATCGTCATCTGCAACTCCAGCCCGTCTAACAAGCTTGAAGATCAGGTGTTTTGGTACAAGGCTAGCGATCACGGACCCTTTCATCTGTGCGACGAATCGCTGTGGGTCGATAATAAACCGTTCAGTTCGACAATGTTGGCGGCCACAGAGTATAGTGCCGACAAGGTTGGGCGAAAAGGCGAAACGATTTGGATAAAAAAGGGGGGAGTTTAACACAAATACAATGTACGAAATAGTCGTGTTTGAACACAACACATTGTACGATTCCTGCACGACCGATTCTTCGGACGAGGCATTGACGATGTTCGTCGATATGTGTGGCAGGTATGTAAGTCCGGAATATGTAGCGGAGAACGAAGCATCGTTTGGCGTAGGAGACATGTTTCTTAGCTACGCCGATCATTCCGGTGGAGACAAACCTATGCTCGTTTTATGGATAGGAGACATAACGGACGAGATGGCTTCAAAGGCCGAAGAGAGGCTAAAAAAGCTGTACATTCGGATATGTGAAGACTGCAATACGAACGAAATTACAATTACAGAAAGAATATGCAAGACATGTGC